AAAGACGTTCCTCTGACGCTTGTATGATCTTAATAATCTCTTTGTAATCAGCATTAAGTTGTTGAGCAATTAACTTCATTTCTTGGTTGAATCGGTTGTACTTATTAACATCAGTCCAAGTAGCTTCGCCATTTCTGCCAAACTTACGATGCATTTCTAACATCTGACTAAGTATCGACTTTAAGCGTTTAGCAAAAACAATGTCAATATACTTCTCAGCTTTAGCTTCCAGTTCATCTAAGATTCGATTGATTTCCTGTTGATTCATGACTCATCAACTTCTTTCGGATCTACATTATCCTGGTTCAAAGGTTCAAGCTCATTTCCATACAATTGAGCATCTTTCTGTATCTCTTCAATTTCATATTCTACGTCATCAACAATTGACAACTTAGAAAGGCGAGTACGTTCTGACACTAACCCTTTTAAAGCTTGAGAAGCTTGAGCCTCGGACAGCAAATCAATAGGAATGTTGCGTTTGTATTCATACCAAACTTTCAAGTAATCGTCTTTTGAGCAAATACCTTTCTTGGCCCATGCACTACATAGCACTTTAAATTGATATCGAAGAGCAGTCGTGAACTTTCGCTCCATCGTCTTACATTTGTTCTCAAGTGCCATTAATTTGTATTTCATAGCTACGCCACTTGCATTACCTGCAAACGATTCATCGCTGAAATTTATACTCTTAGCTAGGCGCATGATGTTCTCTTCTAAACGATTCAAGTGGTTCTCAATCATTTGGTCGTTAACATCTTTGGTTAGATATTTAATGTCGTCATTCTCACCCATCAACTCAAAGATGCCAGTTCGAGCAACCTTCTTCGCATCTTCGTCATCCATCCCCATTCCTTTAAGCACCAGGTAAGCTAATCGGAACTGTTCAATTTCGTTTGAAGCATCAGATAGCGTTCTGTCATAAGCATCGATGAGGTTGTACACCTTGTCAGCATCACCCTGCAACTCCTCGTTATTGGGAACACCGAATAACGGGCAATAATCGAATAAGTGCTTCCGTTCATCTTTCAATACAAAAGGTGAATCAGTATCAGCTCGAGTGTAGAGTTTTTCAGTTGTTGCATCGTAAAAGACCAGCTGCTCAATTTCTACTTTTTCCCCCTCAGCATCTAGTTCAGCGCTTTTGAAATATCTAAATGCATACTTGGGTTCACTAACGTCTGCTGTTTCAGAAAGAATGATAGTTTCCCATGGGTCAATTGTTGTAACACGTTCATTTCCATCGGTATCAATGTAAAGTAGTCTTGCTGAATAGCCACAAATAGCTGTTTTCTTGCCTGACTCGCTGTCCAAATCATCAACAGAATTACGCAAATTAAAAAGCTCAATCGCCTCGGATAATTTATCAAGGCCTTGAGCTTGTTTGTCTACTACGTATGAAATTGGATTACCGAACATGTAACCAACTTTTGTATCTACTATTTCAGCGTCTAAAGGGTTATTAAGTGTATTGTTTACTTTGTCGTCAACACGAACCACATGATCATTACCTTGCGCATAATCGGTTGGTTTACGTGTTAAAATCGGTACTGAAGATAGTTCTGCTTTATACCGGTTGTAGTTTAGTAGTCGCTTGTTTCGTTCAGCCTTTGTCTCATCTACAAGCTTATTAAGTAATAGAGGTGTAACACCCTTCGCATCGATATAAGCAATGTATTCGTTCACTGTACCACCTCCTTATCGGTTCTTCCCTGTGATGATTTCTTTATAATAATGCGTATAAATCGCATAGCGTAGAGCATCCAGTACGTCATCCCATAATTTAACTGGTTCTCCTGTGCTCGAATTCCACACGTATTGAAAAATTTCATCTTCAAAACGTTTTACTTTATCACGAACAATAAATAATCTTTCCAATTTGAATCGTCTAGCTACTTCTTCAATCCCTGCAACAACTGCTTTCTTTGCATTGAATGCTCGTATTTTTTCGCGTTTGAAACGTGCAACATGTTCTGGTCGAGCTGTATCACAATAAAAATTGATATTGCCGTAACGCTCTTTAATATCTTTCGCTATCTTTACCCAATCATCAATCTCATAATATTGATGAGCATGCTCTTCACACAAATACACATCGCCTTGGTCATCTTCAGCCAGCACAACGATAGATCCGAAGTGCTCGTATCCCCAGTCAACCCCAGCAAAATATTTCACAATATTCTTTTTGTTGAATTCTTCTAAAGAAACATAATGTACTTTCTCTTTAAAATCTCTATATATTATACCTTCAGCAGCTACCCAACGTCCGTGAATATCGCGTTCAGTAAACATACCAGAAGGTGTACTTGCTACAATTGACTCGATGTATTCCTGATCTAATTTATCGTTATCAAATAAAGAAAAATTGAATACACGAATGTTCAAACGACCACTTTCTAAAGTCTGACCATCTTTGTCAATGTAGTCTTTCTTGATACTGTGTGCAGGATTCTCTGGGTTTGTATCGATTAATACTCTAGCCCCTGGGTAAGAACAACGTGAAATAACTTCTTTTACAAATGAGTCATGTAATGCAGTTCCTTCGTTGACGAAAGCCCCTGCTGCAGTAAAACCACGTGCCTTTTTCCATGAATCTGCTTTTGCCCCATCAAATACATATACTTTATTACCGAAAATCGTAACAGCATTGGCCTTATTGAGCTTTAATTCTTTGCCCAATATCATTTCCATATCATCTAGTACGTTGCGTCGTATACTCGCTTGTGTAGCGCCACCGATGATAAAAGATAACCCTTGTCCTTCATACTTTGCAATATGCATTAAATAAAGCAAGATAAACACAAATGTTTTTCCTGCTCGCTTTGCGCCACTCGCGACTATGATTTTTGGTTTTTCTTTTACGTACGAATCCATAACGGTCTGTTGCTTTTTTGTTAATTCAGCCATTACTCTTCACCAGCCATGCGACGTAACATTTTCGCAATCTCCGATTCTTGCTTATTACTATCAGGTTTTTCGAGTTTATCAATTTCAACTTTTGTTTTATCAATGTTCAACTTGGCTTGCTCATTCTGCAACTGCTTACGTTCATTTTCATTGAGTAAATCCGTATACTTTGCAAGAAATGCAAGTGCTGCCATCTTATCAGCAAGTTTAACTTTGAACATGCCGT